ATAATAAAGTTTACTTTATATTCTGCAGGGTTTGATAAAATTTCATAGGAACTAAGAATATTGCCCAATGTAGCGGCCATACCACCACTAGCTCCATAATCATTTCCATTTGCAAGTGTATATGTTTTATTGCCAACAAATCCATATTCAATTGAAGCAGCATCTTGACCCCAAGCAATAGATCCTCCACTCTTTGGAGTAACGCTAGTCAATGTAGTAAACGATGGGGATACTAAAGCATCAGCAATTCCTGCATAAACATAATTTGAAGCATTTTGCAAATAAGTTTTATAATAGATGTTTTCTGATGGAGAAATTTTTCCATCTGAAGCTTTAGATAAATTAACAAATTTTTCTAGTATATTACCAGAAATTCCACTTATCGAACCAGAATCATCTACGATAACAATATGAAGTTCGTCATTTTGGCAGCTTCTATCAGAAGCATATTGAGTAGTTTTTGGTTTTGGTGCGATTGTTTTCCAATAAACTGTAGAATTTGTAAGTCCTAAAGTTTGTTGATCATACCAATCAACAACTGGATTTCTTTCATCGGTGGCATAAAGACCTTCGCCATATTGTAAAGTATTATCTCCCGCACTTCTTGTATAAGTTACAACTAAAGTTGTTGATGCTAGGGAAACTGGAGATGCTTGGTCAACTAAAATAGTAGTTGTAGTTATTCCTGTTATTCTTGCTTTGAAAACACTGTTTAAACTTTGAATCAAATCACCAACCAACATGTCAGTAATTGGATAATTTTCTGAAAGTGCAATAGCGGTTGATCCAATGCCAATTGTGGCAGCATTTTTAATTCTCTTTTTTTCAATCGAACTAGCAGTACCAACATTATTAAAAATTTGATAATATCCACTAGGTCTAATTCTATTTAAAGTACTATCTTCATATCTTGCAGTAGTTGTTACACCCGTTGTAAAATCTGTTCTGCTTAGTATTTTAACGTCAATACTATTTGCATTGACTCCTGTTATAATTCCTTTTACAAATCCAACAAAAGTTTGTACCGATCCATTATTTGTTACATATGAAGTTGTAACTCCACAAGTAATTGCATATCCTACTTGAATTCCAAAAGTTCCAATTCCAATTCTTTGGTCAGCAGATCCATCGATAGCACATATTTTCAATCCATTTGACCAAGTTCCAGCTTCTCTTGCAGCGAATGTCCAATCAGAAGCACTTGTGTATTCATTGATATAATCTTCTTGAGATTCAATTTTAAGAGTAACTGGAGAACTTACTGGAGAATGTGCGTTTACAAGATCCGTATCGTCGGTTCTAATTACTCGTAAAGTTCCACCATATGAAAGGTATGAAGAAGCAGCCAACCAATATTCATATTGGTTGTCTTTATTTGCTGGCTTTCCAAATGTATTAAGAAGATCTTGTTCCGTCTCAATTAAAGTAGGAACATTAATTGGACCTTTTTTAAAAGGACCAGCAATTGCGCCAACTTGATCATTTACTGCATCTATTCTTCCTACAGTAAGATCAACCTCTCTAATTTTGACGCCTGGAGATACTAGGTTTAGCGACATGTCTTTCCCTCTAAAGAAGATTCAATTTGACTAAAAATATTTATTATTTGCTAACTTTATATTGGGGAAACCGCCAGTGAACAAAAATTACCAATCTGGATATTCCCAGTTTAAATTGATTTTTTTATTTTTTCTATCGTTTTGTATCCTTTTTATAGTACATTTTTTACATTCATAAGAATATGCGGAAGGAATATCCCCACGACCTTTACGAGTCAGATAAAATCCATCTATAAGATCTTTTGTTTTTCCACAAATCCTACATTTTCTTTCCGTTAAAAATAAGTGTTCTAGTTCAAATTGTTCTTCTATATCCATTTTATCGATAATCCCACATATATGCTCTGTCTCCATATTCGTCTACATGCCAACGATCTCCATCTTCATCTACAAAACTTTCACCACCATCTAAACCATCAGAAATAAAACCAAATGGAGCCATGTCTTGCTCAATCTGATTTTTCTGTTCTTCATATAATCTTTTACGAACATCATTGTCCGTCATTTCTTTAAAATATGGTTGCATAATCAACCAAGAGAAAATAACCAGACACATTGCAAGATCATCATTGCAACCATCTTCTGCTTCAAAAGAGTTTGACTTTTGAACAAAAGTAGTCAATTCGCTGATAGTGTCATAATCTTTGATAACAAGTTTATCGGACTCAATCAATGCCTTAAGATTCATACATCCAATCTTTTTGACATTTTTGGACATCTTAACTCCCATTTGAGATTTCTTTCCAGAAAATCCCTGACCAACTAATTGACCTGCACGACCTCTCATGGTACACATAAGGACATTATCATATTCTAAATCCATGTGAAGAATCTGACCTACTTGTTCTCCAACATCATTAACTTCTACAAGAATGTATGCTTTATTATATGCAACCGCAAGATCTTTAATGATACTTGGGAACAACATCGGTTTAATTTGGTTGTTCCTATATTTTGCTACAAGTCGATATGGAAATGTAGTTGTGTCGCAAATCGTAAAAGCAGAATAATCTTTTTCTACTCCACGAGCTACGTCCACCGTTAAAATATAATTATGATCTTTCTGTGGTTCTTCATAAATGTCTAGACCTGCATTGGACTTGATTGGATCTTCGTAAACTAGTGCCCTGAGTTTTGCTGCGGACACAAGAGTATCAACAGATCCTAGGAATTCACATTCAAACTCAACTTTGAATTGTTGTTCTGATGTGTTTGCAATCGTTGAGGCTTTCCACTTCTCGTCTCTGCCAGGGACTTCAGACCAATGAACATCTGTAGGTACATATTCGTTCTTACCGCGTTCGGCGTCATGCCACATGCGGTAGAAGTGGTTCATACCACGAGGGGTAGAAACTATGATGACCTTTGTGCTTTGTCCAGACGATATAGTAGGATAAACAGAGGCAAAGAACTCATCAGCAATGTGATTTGGGATGAAAGCGAATTCGTCCAGAAAGATGATATTATAAGATCCGCCTCGGACAGCAGATGCAGAAGTAGATGCGGCGATAATCTTGGAACCATTTTCTAATTCTAGTGATCGTTTATTCCATGATACAATACCCTGTTGCATCCACTTTGGCAGTTTTTCGTATGCAAACTGCAATCTTCCTAGAAGATCCTGTGCGGTGGATGCCTTGTTGGCTAGAATAGCTATGTTTACATTATCGTTAAACACCGCATAATGTAACAAATATGATACACAAGTTGTAGATTTACCTGTCTGACGAGGCATTCTACAAATATTAAATCTATTATTATGGAAGTTACTAATTAACTTCTCTTGGAATGGGTACATATTAAAAGGCACTTCACCATAGTCAAGAGAAACGATCTTGATGTAATTATGTGCAAAATACACAGGATCATTCTTGCACTTGATGAACTCAAGAATTTGATCCTGCGAAAATTCTACGGCTACATTAGCCTTCTTAAGATTGGGATTACCAAGATATACCTGATCAACCATACATTAAATCACAATTTTGCTAAATTTGCTACCGCTTCCTGTTGTTGTAGAAATAGTTTACAATAAGCTTTCGCAAATTGCCTTGCCTCATCTCCATCTAATTTATCTATGATTCTTGCTTGTTGTTCATAGACAAGCATTTTATTGAGATCACTTAGTTTAATATCATCAGGATCAATTGACATTTTACTTACCTTGAATAACTACGATTGGTTTTGATGGATCGGTAGGACTTGGATACCACTGCATTATGGTTGCACCTGGGTAAAACTTTTCAATTTCTCTTTTTACATCATCTTTTGAAGGTCTTTTCATGGATGGGAAAAAGAGTTGAAGATTCATCATTGGTCTACCTCTCCATGAGAACAGTATAGTATACATGTTACCAGTGGATTGTATCCGTTGATAATCTTCTGTTGTTAGTTGTCCGGGTTGAATTACTGAATCCGAAAGAGGTAAAGAAGGTCCAGAAAGTTTTCTGAGTGCAACTTCTTTTTCTCCTTTGTTTGTGGTTTTAGTTGCAAGATTTCTAATCTTAGCTTGTTTTTGAGCTTTTTTATGGCCAGAACCAATTTCAAAACTTACTTGTTCTGGAAAATGTCCTGGATGTACTTTAGCAATATTAAATTCTTTTGGGTGCAATTCTAGTGGAATCGAAAACATTGTCCAATATTTTTTACCATACTTACATTCAGATGCTCTTTCTTTTTTTGAACACATTGGGCAATATCTTTCTACACCATCATGAAAATGCACCTGTCTTTCATGAGTTGCAATATTTTGTTTGTTATCTAAATCATCGGTATCACTATAACTTGTATTTTCTGATTTTGTTCCCCAGTTTGCAGCACCGACTTTACGACATTTAACTAGAGCACCAG